TCCTCAATGGAACACACGTTCGCTGATTGGTCAGTACACCCTCTTTCCCTGTCGTTATATCTCTGTGGATGGGGGAGTGCAAAAGCTTTCCTCGAACGGCGTGATAGCACGTTTATTAGAGAAGGCTCGGGGAGCTGAATTCCAAGCTCCCGTTTTTTTCGCAGAGGCGAGACAGACTGGGGATATGGTCCTTTCTTCGGCAAGGACTTTAGCCTCATCTTTTCGATCTCTGCGACGGGGGGACTTAGTTGGTGCAATGCGCCAACTGGGTTTGGGTGCTCCCACCCGCGAGGAATTTCGCAGATTCAATCGTCGCCATGGACGGGATGCCTGGTCAGCTGCTTCTAACCGTTGGTTAGAGTTACAGTATGGCTGGAAACCCCTCCTAAACGACGTCAAGAATGCTGCGGAAACGTTGGCTGAAACTCAAGCTGATTCGTCCTCTACAGTTGGTACTGTGAGGTCGTATCAATCCCTTGAGACCGTTGACATCGATTCTGACTTTCAGGTTGAAATCTCCCCTCCGGGCTTTGCCCGGAAGACGAGACGACAAACTGAGAGCTGGAAAGGGTGTTGGCGGTTTTCACCAACAGGGCTTTCAACAGTCGCATCCTTGGGACTGCTGAACCCACTTTCAGTAGCGTGGGAACTGACTTATCTTTCCTTTGTGATCGATTGGTTCCTTCCGATCGGACGCTACCTAGAGACGCTTGATTCCTCGTTCCGCTTCACTCACGTGGGCGGGTCACTTGGGTATCGACGTGAAGTTCATTCCTATTTTGAGAACTTCCGAAGGAGTGGAATCCCTGGGTCAGGAACGTATGAATCTCACCATTTCCAGGTGACTCGTACGCCCTTTACCCAGATTCCCTCCTTAGGTCTGAACTCTATTAGGTTTGAGCCCCACTTAGGTGCTTCTCGCGTTCTCTCCGGACTTGCTCTTGCAAGTCAGGCATTTCGCCGGTAACGGCGGATACGATTAGAGGTTATGGTTTCCATAACCGTGTCTAACTCTTCCTCTTGGAAGAATTAACCAGTGAAAGGGCAGGCTAATGGCCGCTCAAGCAAACGTCGTCCTTTTGGACGGCGCGGGAACACCCGTCTCCCGAACTTTTGCGCCGAAAGGCGTGACTGCAATCGATCAGAGGACGACTAAGGCTTCTTGGCGTGAAAATGCCGGGCTCTACCTTGGTCAACCGACGATCGAAGAGTACCACTCTGCTCCCAATGCCAATGGTATTGAGAAGTTCAAGTGGGTCTTCAAGTTTCCAACCCTTCAGACGGTGGGCACGAGTGACGCGGGTATTACACCCCCGGCAGGAGTTGCTTACCAGACGTTGGGCATCTTGGAGTTCCATTTGCCCCAGTCGGCTTCCGACCTGGAGCTGTCACATATCCGCGCGTTCGTTGAGAACTTTGCGGCGACAGCACAGTTCGAAACGTCGATCGAGACCCGTGACGCAACTTGGTAAAAGTTGTGTCTAAGTCTTCGGAGATTTTCCTCCATCTAATAGCTGTTCTTGCACTTCTTTTGAAGTATAAGGCTAGCCGTTGGATAGTAGGGCTTTCTCTTTCGATCCTCGTTTTGATCTACCTCCTGGAAGGAGATTTCCTATGTCTCATAGGAGTCGAGATGGTCGGTTGTCAGCCGAAAGCTCGCGTAAACTAATTCGCGAGTATCTCGAAGCCCTGGATTCTCCACGGGCGTTAACCTGCTGGATTCTATTTGAATCCGGTGGGGAAGCAGAGTTGGTTCAACTCGTGAACCTCACTGTCGACCCTTTGGATTACAATCTAGTCAGGGATTTTAGAGCAGCTTATGCTGCAACGAAGTTCCTTTCAAAAGTTGATGATCTAGAGACCGGTATTGACAAGACCGGTGTCGCTGTTGAGGCAGCCATGAAGGCTGAGCTGAGATGTTCTTCAACTAACGAGACTTGGCGTGGCTTGCTATCTGGGAGAGTGATCTCCCCGTATACGTCCGCAATTCAGCGGGCTATATCGCGTATAGCTGCCATACTAGGTCCCGTTCCTCAGACTCTTGAGTCTGGGGGTTGGTCGAAGGGCAGGACTACTTCCTCTAGTGGTCCTCAGCTCTCACCCTACCTAAAGTATGGGTGTCGTCTTGATGTCACGGCAAGTGCCCTTCGTTACGCTAGACGCGAACTTAGGGACTCACCTTGGTGGGGTGCAGCAGCTTTAGGAGCTGACGCACCGGTAAGTGTCTTGAAAGAGGCATTTACCATCACCAGGGGGAACGTAATGCTTGCTGTCCCAAAAAATGCTAAGACCGATCGAATCATATGTTATGAACCACATATGAATATATGGCTCCAACTTAAGGTTGGCAGTCATATCCGAGGACGCTTGAAGAGATTCGGCGTCGATCTCGACGATCAGGTTATCAACCAGAGACGGGCAAAGCTCGGTTCGAAAACCGGGCATCTCGCTACGATCGATCTTCGATCTGCTAGCGATACTGTCTCCTTTGAACTCGTTCGGCAGCTCCTACCCATTGATTGGGTATGTCTCCTGGACGATCTGCGTTCAAAGTACACACTTTGGCCTGACGGAGTATGGAGAAAGAATGAAAAATTCTCATCCATGGGGAACGGGTTCACTTTTGAACTCGAGTCCTTACTCTTCTATGCGATCAGCTCTGCTATTAGCACAGACGTCAGCGTGTATGGTGATGATATCATCGTTCCTGCGGAATTCTTTGAAGAGGTGGTACGCTTCTTAGAATTCTGCGGCTTTGAAGTTAATACTTCGAAGTCCTACGGTTCCGGACCTTTCCGTGAATCGTGTGGGTTCGATGCATATCTTGGCTCTTCTTGTACTCCTGTCTATCTCAGGACCCTACCAAAGGATCTTGAGGATGTCGTCCTACTCCACAATCAGGTCTTCCGTTTCTGTCGTGAGACAGGGATGGTAGAGTGGCGTCCCTTTGGGGCGCTCTTGAAGAAATGGAGAAGACTCTTCCCCCATCTCGTCGGTCCTTTTGGATACGGAGATGGCCATTACCACGTCACCTGGGACGAAGCTGTACCTTCTTTGAAGAAGGCTTCGAGCTGGGTTGAGGGTTGGTGGTTCAGTACGCTCTCCCGAGTGTACCGCAAGGGGGTTGATTCATTCGACGGCGCAACGGTTCGGAGCTTCCCAGCTGCGATTTGTGCGTCGACGGGACCTAAGCGAGTTCGCTCGCTCTGGGGTTCAACCATGGACAGGAGATACTACCGTTACAAGAAGATACGGGTTCTGGCCAGTTTCTGGCCGGAAGCGTCCTGGGTTTAAACCCGTGACGTTTTT